GTTTCAAAAGAAGGTGAACACATTCTTGATGTAGGGTGTGGTTTCGGTGGAGATCTTCAAAAATGGCACAAGTGTGGGGTGAACATTAACATGTGTGACCCAGAGCCATCAGCTCTAGAAGAGGCTCGTTCACGTGCAAAAAATATGCACATGCGCGTGAACTTTTATGAGGGTGATATTCATAACTGCCCAAACAGAGCGTTTAATATCGTGTGTTTTAACTTTTCACTGCATTATATTTTTGCCAGTAAAGGTTTATTTTTCAGTTCTATTCGTGAAATAAAAAAGAGGGTAAAACCTGGTGGACTTCTTATAGGTATCATTCCAGACTCTGAAAAAATTATTTTTAAAACACCACTCATTGATGAAACGGGTAATTTTTTCAAACTAAAAGACCATGGAAATGGTGGTTTTGGTGAAAAATTATTTGTAAACCTGGTCGACACACCTTATTATGCGGATGGACCAAAATCAGAGCCGGTGGCTTTTAAAGACCTTTTGGTCACACATCTAGAAGAGTTGGGGTTTAGCTTACAACTTTGGGAAGGACTAACAGGGAATCCCATCTCAGAGTTATATAGTAAATTTATCTTTGTATATAAGAGATGATAGCTTTGATTGTATTATTATTAATCAATTTAGTTATTCTTTACACGACTAGAGAACCCCAGGAGCTTGTCGAAGTAAAGGAGAAGTATCGTATTCTTAGAGAACACATTCGTGACACAGGAAATGAAAAGTTTAAAATGCTTGTTCGTCCTACACCGATAACCGGTTTGAAGAGAATGAACGGCTCCGTAGGATCCAATACAAACAAAGGAGGTGAAATAGTTTTATGCTTAGATGGCAAAACGAATGAGATTTTTCATATTCTTATACATGAATTGGCTCACTCAACAGTAGATGAATATTCTCATTCACCAGAGTTCTGGAAAAATTACGTTGAACTTCGAAATATATGCGTACATCTAGACATTTACCAGCAGATACCACAGAGAACAGAATTTTGTGGTCAGCATATTCAGGATAAATAATCTCACTCTAGTTTAAATGAAGACACCAGTGAACATTTTACTCACTGCCATCGCGTATTGGTTGGCTTTGTATGCTACAACCCTTGTACCCCTCGTGTCTAAGAACTACTACGTGAATCTCGTCTGGATGACTGTTATGATACCAAATATCATTCGTTTTGCAATTGGTAATATTCCCAGACTCGCTGTAGACAGGGTATTCTTCTTGTCTGCTACATTCATTGCGTTAATTGCTACTTTCTTTATCAATCAAATTTCTGGTGAGACTAAGGATGCTATTACCGACCACACAGCTGACACTAATAAGAAGCTTAAATTGAGCGCCTTATTAGCGGGGACATTCACTATTGGTGTACTCGCGACGTATTATTCGGGTATTGATAACTCGATTTATAGTAATATGGGTTGGGAACGACCTGTTTAGGGCTTAATGACATAGTCCTTTACAATGTAAAAAGCTATACCAGCTACGACACCTGTCGTGGCAAGGCCAACCATACTCCTACCCCCTTGTTCGTTAAGGAACTTGGGGATAGAAGTCGCCAACTTGTCCTGAATAGGCTTGCTCACGGCAAGAGCGGTGCAGGCAGCAACTAGGGCAGCAGCCATCTGCTCGTCAGTGAGGTTTAGGGGGTTCTTACTTTCGGGCTTCTCAGCCTGGCCGTTAGCCGCGTGCATTCCCTGAGGTTGGGGAGCGGTCATCTGGGGCATCATACCCTGCATGCGGGGCTCCTCGGTCATCTGGGGTGGGTCCATCATAATATCATTAATTGGTGTAGAATCCATCGTCTCTTTACTTTGACTCACATTTTTTTCAGGTTGATTGTACGCTTGATTAGGGACAAAGGCTGTAGAAGGTTTATCCGTTAAAGGTACCATTCCTTCTCCGTCGTCTGCCAAATTCATGGTAGTCATTCGATCTGAAGCCATTTAATATACCCATAGTTTTTTGAACAATTATCGAGACGCACCTACTTAGTCTTTGTGATCTTGAGGTTTGTTTTCTTAGTCGCCTTCTTAGCATCATCCTCCTTCTGCTGCTGATGTTTGGGATTGTACATCTTCTGATGTAATCTCCATAAATCTGGACCACCAACCCTGAAACCCTTCCTAACCGTTGCTTTGTACCAAAATACACAATCCTGAATCTTGTTAGATTTTACCGTATTATCTAACACGAGACATTCATAATTCTCTGTACAAGCATCCATCACCTTACAGAACATATCAAATGAGGGGAATATACCAAAAAAGGATTTGTAAAGTTTCTCTCTATTCTGAATGATGTTCTCCCTGAGGATAAACACGTAATCCACATTGGCTCGTAGTGCTGGTGGTAAGTCCATAACATATTGCATTGTCAACATAAAGAAGATCTTCCAATGACGACCATTCATAAAACACTGTCGAATACACGTGTCTTTTAGAAACTTTGAGTCATACATACAGTCATCCAGAAGCATGAAGGCTCCACAATTTTTCTTACCCCCACCCACTAACTTTCTCTGTCGAGCCATAACCCTCTCTATAGCATCTCTGTCATAGTCGCCATAAATGAATAAATCTGGGATAAACTCAGAGTAAAAATGATTACCCTCTTCTGTTCCTGAGAGTACAATACCCGCTGGGAGGTGTTTCTTATGATACATGATATCTTTCACCAGTGTTGATTTACCAGTGTTACGCTTACCTATGAAAACACACACCCTGTCATCTGTGATCGTCTCGGGTTTGAATTTCCTCAATTGAAGATTCATTCTATTGTACTGTCTCGTTTTATTTAACAAAATTTTACTCATATACAGTAGGAATGGCTGGTCGTCTGAGACTTGCTGCCACTGGGGTCCAAGATGAATGGCTCACAGGTGAACCACAGTTTTCATACTTTTTAACAAACTTCAAAAGACATTCAAAATTTGCTTTTGATTATGTTGAGAGTCAATTTGATGGAGATATAGATTTTGATAAAACCATTACATGTAGAGTACCTGGGGATAAAGGTGATTTGGTTAAGAACCTTACGTTGAAAATAACTCTCAAAGACCCAACACCTGACAGTGGTGGTGCAAACAACAATATATGGTGTCCGTCTGTTATAACTCATTTAATCGAGCATGCAGACCTTCTTATAGGGGGGCAACCTATTGAACGACTCACAGGAGAGTACATTTACATGCATCAACAACTGTACAATACAAGTGATGATATAGATCAAACACTATACTTTTTAAATGGACATGGTAATATTTTGAGTTATGCTTCTGGTACAAATTATACATATTTCTTGGAATTACCATTCTATTTTTATAGAAATCCATCCCTGGCTATACCAACGTGTGCCTTAACTAAACAAGTTGTAGAAGTTAGAATTAAACTCAGACCTTTAAAAGAACTTATATTTGGTGGATCTTTCGCGGGTGATGTTGCAGAGATTCCGAAGTTTTCGATGGATACAGAGTTTGTCTATGTATCCCCAGATGAAAGTAATTTCTTAAAGTCGAGACCGTTAGATTATCTCATTACACAGGTACAAATGTCTAAATTCAAGATGAAAGCTGGTGATAATACAAAATCAGTTATGCTCAACTTCAAACATCCAGTCAAAGAACTTTTCTTCGTATCACAATCCGATAGAGCTTTTGCAAACAATTATCCAACTGAATTCAATACGATAATAAATACCGAACTCCGTTTCAATAATGAAGTAGTGTTCAATAGAGATGGAAAGTTTCTTGGATATGAACAATCCCTAAACCACCATGTAAATTCACCGAATTCTAGTGCAATTACACCTGGTGCCCCATTTGGGGTTGCTGGTAGATTTGGACCAGGTAAATTTGGTATGTACTCATTCTCGCTTAAACCCGAGGTCTATTATCCAACTGGACAGGTTAATATGAGTCGTATATCACACAAACTATTTAAGATAACAATTGAGGGTCTACGTGATGCGAACAATAATGTCAAATATGCAGATAGTGATAGCGAGACACGTGTGTATGCTGTCAATTATAACGTATTGAGAATTAACAGTGGATTAGCTGGTTTAAAATTTTAGATTGATATAGTAGTAATGGCTGGTGAACTTCAGTTGATGTCTTCAGGGCCTCAAGAGAAGTTCTTTACGTTAGACCCAGACTACAGTCATTTTTTGGAAAGTTTTAAAAAACATACAAACTTTTCAAATGAATATGTGGATCTAGACCCAGAGAATGAAGCTGACTTTGGTAGTACTGTTAAGTTTAAAATCCCCCAAAATCAAGGTGATTTACTGAAAACTCTGAGTTTAAAGGTCACTTT